AGCAGTTCCTATACATCCTGTTAAATTTGTAGTAATTCCTATTCCTTCAGTTGATAGACCACTAAGATTTCCACCTAAACCTTCAAATCTTGTTTTTGTATCTGCTGATATATTTGCAATTATTGAATTGTATTCATCTGTATATTTTGATCCAAAGAAAGTATCTAAACTATTCATTCCGTATCTAAGTAGATCGGATCTTGCACTAGCACCAGGTGTGAATAATGTAAGTGAACTGGTTGTTCCTATTCCTACACCATCACCTATAATACCATCTAGTAAATGTTGTAATGTGATATTATTAATATCTACATCTTGTCCGTTAAAATTATATGGCATTATAGTATTCCCATTCCTTTTAATTTATTAATATCACCAGGTGAACAATGTTGCATTAATTGACTTCTAGCATGTCTAGAAGCTTGATGACTGGCTGGAGTACATTTAATAATATCAATTAAGGTTCTTGCTTCAAGAGCTCCTATACCTGCTGTTTCATAACCTTGGTCATTCATTACTGCTGCCATCCATTCATTGTTATTTGGATCAAAAGGATCATCTCCTGGTACAGCTGCTTGAGGAACATATGAACCAGGTGGTATGAATGGATTACTTTCTGTTGGTTTTCCTGGATGATTCATTTGCCATTCTGCTGCAGGTAAACCATAACTTTTCCAAATCCAATTATACATACCACCAGTCATTTTAGGTACACCTGCAATTAAATCATTTCCTTCACCAATCGAACCTTCATCCCATCTATCTGGATCACCACTCCAATCATCTTCATCTACATTAGGATATTCAGTACCAACAAGTCCACCAGTATTAGTATCTGGATCTGGTGTATCGTCAACATAATCTTCTGGATCATAACTAATATACGCAACATCAACAAGAACTAGAGGTCTTGTTCCATTAGATCTGGTATACATTAAGTTTGGAACTTGAATAGTAATGGGAGTTGAATTATCCCACCATTCTTTATGTGTTGGATATGAATTTAAAATACCGAAAGGACCATCTGTCCAGTTATACCAATGTTGTGTTACGAATCCAAGTTCTCCTAAGTTTGGTGATTTTGTACTAATTTTTAATCTACCAAAAGCTCCATCTAAACAAATATTATCTATAGTATCAATATGCCTATGTGCTTTACAGAATGCACCTAGAGCCCAAGTTTGAGTTTGTAATCTCCAACTAAAATTTTGGTATGGTCTTACAAAGTTTGATGAGTTACCAAATCCCCAATTATTTGGATTAGTTCCAGCATTACCATTCTGTGGTGCATAATTTGGACCCATAAATGGGTTTGTATTTGTGCCGTTTGGTATTACAGAATAATTTGCCATTAGATTAGAGGTTCTACATTTACAGTGGTTTCTGAAAGGAAATTATCAGGACAACGTAGTACAAAATAATTTGAATTATAATTTGACTCTACACCAAATCCAGCAGTTGTTGGTTGTAAGAGATAGAATGTTCTATTAGGATAATTGGTTCTAAATTGTGTCCATAGTGTTGAAAATGTGGAAGTTGCTTGAGCATCTGCTTCATCAATAACAGCAATACAAAGTCTTTGGGCACTAGTGGGTTTTGAGAAATCACAACCAGTTGAAATACCTGCTCTTACATTTATTCTACCTTCTAGAACAATTTCTTTTTTACCTCCTGGCGAAGTAAAAAGAATATCATATACATAACGACCTTCCTTTAGTTTAGCAGTTGTCCAACTTGGAATTGATATATTTATTTTTCCATTTACTCTATCTAAAAATCCTACATTAAAACTAACAGCAGTCCCACTATCTTTATGTTTTCTTATTTGGGATTTTCCAGTATAACCTGTCAGATTTATTGGTTCACCACCAGTTTCAAGCATATCATATTCTTGATTGAAATCTGCACCTCCAAGGATTGTTAAATTGTGAACGTAGGCTGACATATATCTTTTTAACTATTTATTACTAAGTATCTGAGTCCATTGTAGATATTCTTATTAAGTCCATCATATCCCCAGTTAAATGCGGTATTACTATCTCCACTTACATATAATATACCAGAACCTATTTTTTCAAATGCAGTGATTGTTAGTGGTGGAGACGCTCCATATGCAGAATTTGTTACATATACAGGAGTTCCTCCCGTGAATATTACAGTAGCATCTTGACTTTGTGTTGCTGGAAGACCAGAATTTTGTACAGCAGTATTTGATGATAGTTCTGAATTACTTGTATATCCTAAATCACTATCTGCTCTTATTTCAGATTCAAGTAGAGTTAGAATTTCATTTATATTATCTTTATTCGAGCATCCATTACCTGCTGGACTTCCATTCCACCATTCTGCATTGAACCATATAACACCACCATTGTTCATATAATTTTTTAGTTTTTGTAACTTACCATTTGAGGCATCATTAAGGTCATCAAGAAGATGACCAGTTACAGCAGCACCAACATTATTAGAGAATGAACTGCATTGATTATATGTAACTCCGATATGAACTACACCATATGAACTTACTTGATCGTAGGTTATTACACCTGCACTATTCTCATTGATAACACCTACTTGTTCATTAGCATAAGATGTTATAACAAGTTGAGGTGAAATATCTTGAGTAGCAAGAACTTGACCTTCTATTACAATACTTTTTTTATCAGATGGATCTGTGAATAATACATCATAAACATATCTACCTGGTTTTATTGCTTTAGTTGCAGTGGTTGCTAAAGAAACTCTAATATGACCATTTTCTCTATTAATAAATCCAACATTAAATATTGAAGTAGCATTTACACTTTCTGGATGCTTTCTTAAATATGATTTTGCACTATAACCAGTTAGATCTAATGAAGTTCCATCAGAGTTGTCCAAGTAAAAATCTCTTGAAAAATATGCTCCAGTTTCAATAGTAAAATTATTTACGTAGACTGCCATTAGGATAAATCTGTTATAATATATTTATCTATATACATGACGTGAATTATATCTATAATGATTGATGATATTATTGTAGTTGGTGGTGGCAATGCTGGATATGTTTCTGCTTTAATATTGCAAGCATCTTTTCCAAAGAAAAATATAAAGATTATTCAGTCTGAAGATATTGGTATTATTGGTGTTGGTGAAAGTTCATCTGAACATTTTGCTGATTTTTGTAGGTATTGTAATATACCCATACTCACTCTTGTTTTAAATGCAAAGGCAACCTTTAAAAATGGTGTTTATTTTGAAGGATGGTCTGATGAGGATTATTTACATAATATAACTGTATATAATTGTGCTAAAGCATCTGGAAATCATTTTCCATATTTACATAAAGTTGTTGCTGAAGGAAGACCGAATTTTGAGATGAATCCAAAAGGATCTCTTGATAATCAGGTTCCTCTTAATTTCTTTAATAGTTTAGATCATTCACCTACACATCAATTTCATTTTGATACACAAGCATTAAATAAGTTTCTGAGGAAAATATGTGAAGATCGGAATATTGAGATAATAGAAGATAGTATAGAGTCTGTTGATATTAATTCTGAAGATGGAGATATTACTTCTGTTAATGGGAAGCAAAAGTATTACGCAGATTTCTTTATAGATTGTTCTGGATTCTCTAGACTTTTATTAAATCGTGCGTTGGATGTAAAATGGAAATCTTATTCTGAATATTTACCTTTAGATTCTGCAATTGCTTTTGCGACTGAAGAGATGGAAGAGTATAACATCTATACAAAATCAACTGCTAGAGATTATGGTTGGAGTTGGCAGATTCCAACACAGGGTAGAACTGGTAATGGATATGTTTTTTGTGAAAAGTTTATTAATGAAACTCAAGCTCATGAAGAAATGGAAAGGGTATATGGTAAAGAATTAGATATTGTTAAGACATTTAAATTTGATCCTGGTAGAATGGAGAAGGCATGGTATAAGAATTGTTATGCCGTAGGATTATCGCAAAGTTTTGTTGAGCCATTAGAAGCAACCGCTATAGGTAGTGTTATACAGCAGATGTATGCCTTTGTTCATTATTTTCCATCAAATAGTATTGATGAATGTAATCAAGTTGTTAATGATATATTTGATAATATATTTGATTATGTTCAAGCTCATTATTTGGTGAAGAGAGAGGATACTCCATTCTGGAAAGACGTGAAGAATAATTTGAAAATTACACCAACTCTTAAACCTTTATTAGAAATATGGAAGAATAGATTCCCTCAAAGCGATGATTGTGATTGTAAATTTGGTCTTTTTAGTGCAGTTAATTATATTCCAATATTGTATGGTTTGAATTGGTTCGATATTGATATGGTTGCAAAAGAATATGACTACATATCACATTTACCTGTAGATGATTGGAAAGATACTAAGTTAAATACTTTATATTTGGGACATAAACAGTTCATTAATGAATCTGTGAAAATTCAAAATCTAAATAGAGAAAAATAATATGAAAATCATGAAATGGTTGAAGAAGGAATTTATGAAAACCCCTGGTTATATGAGGGTAAACCTTTCACTTCTGACGATATTGGCGATTTCTTCGGTTTCGTCTACCGCATTACTAATATCAAGTCGGGTAAACAATATATCGGAAGAAAATATTTCCAACAAAAACGTAAGCCTAGAGGTGGTAAGAGACGGGTTACGTC